TGATACGACCGGCATTATCAGTTACGAATACACGCCTGACAGCGGTCGTTCACAGCGTTTAAATGCCAGTGAGGTCTTACACTTCAAGTGCTTCACACAAGACGGTTACAAAGGACTATCACCACTGTATAGCCTCCGTGATGAGGTTGGGGTACAAAAGTCTGGACATGCGTTACTGAAAGGCTTCTTTAACACCGGTGTCCAAGGGACAGGCATTCTTAAAGTCAACAAGACCCAGCTAGACACCAAGGCCAAAGAAAACATCCGTCATAAATTTGAAGCTGCCAACAGTGGTGATAATGCCCTCAAGACCATCATTCTAGATAATGATATGGATTACAAGCAACTCGAAGTTAATACTGACGTGCTGAATCTAGTCAATTCTAGCGATTGGACAACGAAACAGATTGCTAAAGCGTTCGGGTTACCATTGGATCGGCTGGGTATCGAAAGCGAGCACTCTAATGCCGTACAGTCGAATTTGGTTTATCTGCAAAACACACTGATTCAGTATTTTACCTGCTTCACAAGTGAGATGGATGCTAAACTTTCGACTGGCGATAATCGATTCAGCTTCAACACTGACAAGCTGTTCAGTGCAGACCCAGCAACGATGCAAGAACTAGCAGTTAAGGGGCTGCAAGGCGGTGTTCTGACCACTAATGAAGCACGAGCAAGATTAAACCTGTCACCAATTACCGGTGGTGATGAGATCATGGCCAGCCTGAACTATACGCCGCTAAGCAACCTTGTCACTTATCAAGATAAACAGAAAGGAAGTGCGTCAAATGAACAATGATGACGTAGAAAAGCGCCTGAATCCTGACGCTGATCTAACTGCCGCTGATCCTACCACAGCAGACGACAGTCAAGACCAAGACAATCCAGACACACAGCAACAGGACGACACCACTAGCGGGCCAAAGAAACTAAGTGGTTATGCAGTAGTTTTCAATAGCCCAAGTAAGGATCTCGGTGGTTTTAAAGAAGTCGTTGATCCGCACGCATTCGACAATGTGGATCTATCAGACGTCTATATGGTTTCAAACCATGATTTTAGCCAAGTCTTAGCCAGTACTAAGGCTGGCACCTTGAGTCTAAATGTCGATGATAAAGGCTTGCAGTTTGAAGCAACCTTACCCGATACGACCACAGCCAATGATGCTTATAACAACGTCCAAGCTGGTAATCTGTCAGCCATGAGTTTTACTTTCAATGCTGCGCCAGACGGTGACACGTTCACTAAGGACGACAGCGGGCAAGTGATTCGTACCATCACGCAAGTAAAGAGTCTATTCGACGTCTCACTGGTAGCTATTCCAGCGTATGACGATACCAACGTCCAAGTGGACAAACGCAGCTACACTGAGTGGATGAAAACTAATATTGAACAACCAGAAAAAGGAGATAAAACCATGACCGAAAAAACAATTATCGACAACAAAGAACATACCGAATCTCGCGCTTACGAAGACTACATCCGCAGCATGGGTGAGCAACGAGACGGTTTAACGACAACCACTGCTGGTGCAGTCGTTCCTAAAGAAGTCATCGAAGACGTCTGGAATCTAAAGGAATCCGATTATGACCTGGCTAAATACGTCACTGTGAAGCAGGTCGGGACCCCAGTTGGCACCTATCCGATCGCCCTTACCAACAATGGCGTTTTAGCCACCAAGGCAGAACTTGCAGACGTGCCAGAGATCGATGCAACCCTATTCCGTGGTGTTGACTATAAGGTTGCTACCCGTGCTGGCAAGATCTATCTGTCTAATGAACTGGTAGAAGACAGTGAAGTTGATATTGTTGCCGAGGTTAAAAATCAACTCAAGAAGCTGGTACAAAACACGGACAATAGCAACATTATCAGCGTTCTGACTGGCAAGACGGGCACCAACGATAACTTCAAGCACATCACTGGCACTGGTCTCGATGACCTCAAGCAAACTTTCAATGTTGAGTTAGATCCAGCACTGTCCTTGTCTGTTATCGTCAATCAGGACGCTTTTAACTACCTTGATACCCTGAAAGACAGCGAAGGCCGATACTTGTTACAACCTTCAATCACGGCACCATCAGGCAAGCAACTGTTCGGGGCACCAGTGATCGTGATTGCTAACAAAGTATTGCCGACTGATAAGGCGGGCACCTATCGGATCATCATCGGAGACTTTGCTCAAGCAATCTTCTTAGCCCAAAAGAACGAAGTCAACACTCAATGGGAACGGTTCGACAGTTATAGCCAAGGTTTGGCGGTTGTCATCCGCAACGATTACGAAGTGGTTGATCCAGACGCTGCTCGAATTGTTGATATCACACCGGTAGCAGCCACGCCAAAAGCATAATTTAGTGGGGGTGTGCCTTAGGGTACGCCCCTATTTTTATAAGGAGATGAGCACATGACTGTAACTACTAATGACATTAAAAATAGCCTGCGTGTGCAAACTAATACTGATGATAGTTTGATCAGCAACTACCTGACAGCGGCGCAAGACTATGTTCACAATGCCGTTGACAGCACAGCGGCAATTGATGAGTTACAAGCATACTCGCAGTTTGATATTGCCGTGGCCATGTTGACCGAATTCTGGTATCAGAATCGTGGAGCAGTTACCACAGCAAGCCAAGAGCCACCTTATTCAGTGGTTAGCATGATCCAGCAGTTAAGAGGACTGTTTACGTAAAACGTATAGTATCAATAGCCAAAAGATTATGATATAATTAAGGCAGTCCTAGGCGATAAGCGGGTAGATCCGTTTTAACCGACGCACGGCATAGCTAACCGGTGGCGCATTTTATAGACCAGGTTACTTTTTGCCTCGCTGAAATCCAGGCAGTACAGTATCATCATTACACTAACCTCTTTGGTCATAAAAATAGCCAGTTTCTTGTTTAGCAGATCGTTCTGCTTGGGAAACTGATTACATGACTTGTCGTTTTCAATTGGCGGGCAGAGATGCCCGTTTTTTGTGTGCTGAAAAAGTTTTAAGCGGCTCAAACCCACTTTTAATACGGCGCTGACAGACGCGTTCTGACACAATTTCAACGACTGTTCCTTGAGGTACGGTCGTGGCTGAACTAGACAACGAATATCAGAACCAGTTACTGGCACAAAAATAGCCACCTCATAATGAAGTGGCTATTTTGTGTTAGTCATGTAGCTTTTCTTGTAGTTTATCTCCAGCATTATCAATGCCCTTAGCTGCGAAGACTGTACCTGCAACTAAAACACCGCCAACGATGAGAGTACTAGCAACCATAAACTTAAATGCAGCTTTTAAAGCGTCCATAAAGATGGCCTCCTATCAGTCTTTTGATCTGCCAACAAAGAAGGAGACTACGGCAACAACAATAATTGCGCCGATAATTGAAGGAATCAAAGCCATTCCTGCCAGTTGTGGCCCCCAATGGCCTAAAAGTCCCTCACCAATTGCAGAACCCACTAATCCTGCAATGATGTTAGCAAACCAGCCCATCGATTTGCCCTTGCTAGTGATAGCACCAGCAATTGCACCAATAATAGCACCAACAATTAAAGCCCAAAGAAAATGCATGATAATTCCTCCTTTTTGGTTATATTGTCTCTATAGACGAACACAGTATAACATACAGTAGCAACAAGAGATAATAAAATAGCCGCCCATAATGGACGGCCACCGCCTGCCAAGCAGATTAAAATGTTACCTAAATGTTACCTGATGTTACCAACTAATGATAATCAGTGACTATCTGCCAAACATAAAATGCTGCTACACCGGCATTTTGAACACCGATGAAAGCTAATGATAATGATAAGTGGAGGTGAGGAGAATCGAACTCCTGTCCATCACCCCTGCTACATGCAGCTCTACACCTATAGCTGACTTATTTAAAATTCGCCGCGATGTCGCGCCAGCCAGCAAGGCTAACACAAGGCGGCTAACCTACTAGTCTCTTGTTAATGCCTCAGGTGGCAACATTAACCGTAGCTCAATAATTTGAGACCCAGACCCGACCCTTGAGCGAAGTCGGAAGGATCACGCTAGCTGGTTATTAAGCAGCTAAAGCGTAAGAATTTTCGTTCTTTGCAGTTATATTAACTGTTCCGTTGATGACGGAGCCG